GGGGTCGAAAACCATACCACAAAAGCTGGCTCTACACAAATCATAAGTATGTCCAATTTTAATACGTAAACCGAATTTTGCAAAATCTTCGGTCGTCAATTCTAAAGAAGTCGTGAACAAAGAGTCATCACCCTCAACCTTAATTTCAGGGCTGGCGATGGTCACATCTGGATTTTGTGACTTTAACTCTTCTTCTTTTAGATGACAAATATATTTAATTAACATTAGATTTGTGAAACCATTACCTAAAGAGGTATTCATTTCTCCACTCATACGTTTGGCATCAAGATTTAACAAGATATTCTTGAACTCAATGCGGTTTGTCGATTTACATGCTTCAATTAATTTCATAAAATGCGCTCCGTCAGGAAGAAACTGAACCATATGTTCGTACATCACAAACTCACAATCTTCTTGAAGCAACTTAATAAAATGTGCCTCAAAAGAAGAAAAGTCGGTAAAGTAGGCTTTGGCTCCTTCCTGATATAGATCTTGTAAAATGACACGTGGTCTCTGATCTACAGGTACTTTTTTAATAAACTCTTTTCTAGCAAAAACTTGCTCGCCAATTAACTGGAAGATGGGCCCAACTAGGGTCTTAAATTCATCTGTTCTAGAATTGATAGCACGAGCATGCTTGTATTCAGGGTAAAACTCATCTTTGATGAAAGACTTAATAAAAGCCAATTTCCTATCAAAGGGATTAGTTATTGCTCTATATTTACGCAAGAGCTCTGCTTTTCGTTTGGTAGTGTAAGGAGTCTTCTCTAACCAAGACTCGACAGAGGTATCAACATTAAACAAAGGGGCTAAATTCTGTTGACACCAACTTAGAACAAACGCTCTAAATGGTAATTTGTGTTTTTCATATCCAGGTATCTTAATTGCAACTCGGTAGAGTATGCCTTCCAAGGTGGTAGTTGTATCACTCAAATCAGGATGGGGACAGGCTGCACCTTCCACGTGTATTCCTAATGAGCCAGCAACTGGCTTACGAACATTCTCATCAGATGGTCTGACTGAGATAATTTTGAGACTTGGATCTAAGGTAATTTGATCCTTATTTGCGGGAGTAGGTGATGGCCAAACGTCTGGGAGCGAACAAGGGTCCGCTGTATCTCCTTTCTTTTTGGCCTCCTTACTCCGATAACCCCAGAGCACCGTTAACCGGGCTTTTAGCACACTGGGGGAATGTAGAAAAGTTCTTCAGGACATGCCTGACTGAAGGCCCACTTCCTACTTCGATAATAGTGGTAGACACAATCCAAAGTTGTATTGACTACGTCTTCACCACATAAATGCTGAAATTTATCCACGTTAACACCATGAAAATTGACTGAACTACGGTTAAGTCGAAATTTAACATCTTCCTCACGATCAAGAAGATTCACAATGTGTGGGGTCGTTAATTGCATGAACAATTCCAGAGAAATATTTCGTTTGTATTGATTTTTCATGTTAATTCTAATAGACTTTGGAAACTCATAAGACATATCCGCCAAAGAGTACATAGGATCAATGTGTTTTAATTCAGATAAAGCTGACAAATCGGCACGAGCATCAAACTCAACAAATGGGTTTTTGGGGCTCGTAATTTTGAGATTTCTAACCAGATTAAATTCTTTTATCAAAGAAATCTCATTTGGTGCATCATCATTCCAATCTTCATAATGTAAATATTCTCTATCATCTAACATAATGGTATCAATCCACAAAGTTTGTGTATAACTGTATATGTGCAGTGGCCAAATCACAAATAAATACGCAGGCATTGAATAACTTAATTTAATCAACCACCAAAGAGTCACTAAGGTATTCTTAATATCCAAGAACGCCAATTCATCAATGTATAAGTAAATCCAATGTTTAAAAGCAGGGTTAGCAAATCGTATATATTTATGGTCAGTTAACCATTTCACCATAGGAGTAATCATCATTTTCTTGTAATCAGTTGAATCTCGTTTCAAAAATTCCATACGAATTCGAAAGAAATAATGTGCAACTTTACGATACTCTAGTAAGGTATAGAATATCATCATCCCAGAAAAGACAATGGCAATAGTGGTATCATAAATGTTCTCCAATTTAAATAACAAATTAATCCACTCAACCATTTCCCAAGGTAAAACCATAGTGATATAATTCAAAAATATACGTGTCACAATGTGACTAGGACGTATAGAAATTAAAATAATCTCCTGACCTAACTGTGTCCAAGTACAGTTGTTATAATTAACATAAGGTTCGTGTGGCAAAAATAAAGTGCTAACCACAAAGCATAACATGAAAAATGTATAAATTAGAACCCACTCTGTTAAGTGCTTCAATCTCAATCCATGTCTTCGAACCAATTCGATAAATTTAGTTTCATGATCCTTATGAATGTTAAATCCTTCAACAATTAAGCCACTTGGCGCACGAATTTCAATTGGGACCTGAATTCGACTCAAAGCGTGATCGACCTTGTCCTTATCCGACTTGGCCTTATCCAACTTTTCCTTCGCTTTAGCTAATTGTTCTTCGATTTTTTCAATCTTAGAATCTTTAATTCCTAATTGCCGCTGAGTTTCTTCACTCAAAGCAGCTTGAACTAAATCAACACCATGTTTAGACTTACTCTCAGTGCAGTCAGCGGCCATGTGTCCGCGTTTTTGACATCTCTTACATCGAACTCCTGGTCTTTCCTTTTTAGGTGTACCATTTCTTGATAAATCTGGAGTGAGAATGGATGGTTTGATAACCGGTTGAACTTCCGGAGCTGGATTGGCTAATTCGTCAATCAAAGCATTAAATGATCGTGATAGTTCTGGATCATCTCCAACACGAGAACCAGGCCTTCGCCTTTTTTCTAACGGAGTCGAATGATAATCCCTTTCTAAATCAGTCATACGATCAAATTCTTTATAAGTTATTATATAACAATGTTCATCACAAAGATGATTCAAAGTCATTGATAATGGGCAAAATTTTTTGTCTTCTTTTGGTGGAACAGGAACACTAGTTTCCTTGCAGGCAGTTTGCAGCCTCTCAGAGTCATCACACAAAATTGTTTTAACAGCTTTTCCTTTATCGATCAGTTTTACGTTCTCTACAGAACTACTGGGCACGGGAATTACACCCATGCTACTATTATCTTTGTAGGTCCCTTTCATGATGCCTTACGACATAGAACTACTAGATACTAACTGAGACGTAACTCTCAATTAGTGAAAAGACAGATTTCAACTGTAGAACCCCTGGCCCAAAATAACGACCCATCCCCATAATGTGCTAAACTCAATTGTACCCGTAGCGGAATACGGTTCCCTGATTATCGAAACAATTAAATCATCATCATAGATTTGGTAGCAAAGTTCTTCAGCTAACGCACATGCTGATCCGACCACTAAAGAACAATGATCGGCCCTTGAGAACATGACGCGGGGTTCCAAACTAGGAATACGTCAGAGAAGAATGATCTATATCATCTTCAAAGAGCCATCAGCAGAACGATGAACTCGAAATCAC